TCATATGCATTACCATATCCGGAAGATCGAGCAGCAATTATAACTGCGTTTCTATCACCAATCAATAAACTTTCTGGTTTTATGTTTTTGTTGACAATAACATTTTCCATAAATCTTTCAATTGCTAAGCCCTTTTTCAATAAAGTCTCGGAAGAAAGAATATCTTCGTCTTTTGCAGTCATGTAAAATATTTCTAAAGTGGTCTGTCCATGAAGTGGATGACCCTGTGGGTATGTACCCCTTGAAGGTAGATTAACAAATTCTGTTGGTTTTACAAAATCTAGTGTTTTCCCTTCTGTTGGTGGGCTGGAGCCGTCTTGTTTTGCTCCAAACCGGTCTTGATTATTTCTCATTTTTACCTCTATGTTAGTTCAGCTAAATCGTAAGCTATTGTTATATTTATTTCAGTTAGTTCCTCGGCCTCATAAGACAGGTCAACAAAATCAACTTTTTTAATAAATGCATTTATAAGAGTCCATGTTTCTAATGGATTTCCATCAGCGTCTAATTGTTCTATGACAAATCTAGTTGTGGCTGCCTTTTTTGAGATACCGTCTGTTCCGGAAAAAGAATACCCGGAATCTTTTAAATAATTATAAAACTTAAAAGACTTAGTTTGCCCTGCAATATTCATTTGATCTTTATAATCAATCATCTTAAGGTTGACATCTGACCAAGTTGCAACACCCGGGAACTTAATTTTATGGTTGATAAGCAGATATTCTTCTTGAGATATTTCAAAAGAAGGCTTAGAAACAGATTTTGCCCACCACCATATACCTAAATCGCTTGGGCTACCTTCTGCGGTTTGATTTACACCAGATTCCTGTATAGTAAACCTAAAAGGTCTAACAGGTTCTATAATATCTTTTTTCTCAGACCAAAAAGCCATCTATTCTCCGAAAATTATGGTGTTGGGGGAAGTACAATATTACCAGTTAAAGGATCAAATACTCCAACCTCAGCTCCAGTTACAGGGTCGTATTTCATACATGTTGCCCAGTCATACTTCATCTTCATATCTATTTCTCTTAGATCATCGCCTTCATATACAAACTCACCAAACTCTACACCGGTCAAGAAAGGATTATTAAGAGTCCATTTCTCTAGAGGTTGTCCTTCAGCGTTTAGTTGAGTAAGGATAACACCTTGAATGTTAGCGCCGATTGCTGATTTCTTCTTGGACATTGTAGCAAAAGAGCCGTTTTGACTAGCTGGTACAACATATCCAGAATTCGTAAGAATTTTGTGTGTTGCAAAAACTGCATCTGGAGATACTGGGTCTACCATCTTTACACTGATCTCATTCCACTCAACGTGCCCTGGGAAATGGTACTGATTATCCAAAAACTTATGAGTTACTGAGGTAACTGTATAAGAAGGTATCGTAGCAGATTTAGCATACCAGATTACCGAAGTAGTAGTATCCGGTAGGTCTCCAAAAGCCATGATTTGTATTGCGAACCTATATTTTCTTTTAGGTTCTATGATGTTTGATTTTTCGCTCCAAAATGTAGCCATTGTTATGTTCTCCTATTAATGCTATAACTAGTTTACTATTTAAAATTCTACGCCTGTTCTCGTTACAACAAAGTCAATAACTATGTACTCAATAGCTTTTGCAGGCTTCACAAAAACTTTTGCATATAAAATGTTTCTATCAATCAAATCTTCAGTTGTAGTTGAAGAATCTAATACAAGTTTATAATCGGTAATACCAAATCTTGCTCTTACACTAGACAGAAGTGGATCGGCTTGAGCTAAGAAGCGATTCCAAGTTGCCTGTACATTTTGTTCAAAAAGAATAGTATCTGCGATAGCACCAACTTTCTTTTTAAGATAGATCATCAACCTACGTACATTAATTCTGTCTAAAGCAGAAGGTGTCTGCTGAAGTGTTTTCTGTCCGAAAATGACAATCTCACCAAGCGCTGGAAATCTAGCAATTGGATTAACATTCTCTTGATATAATTCGTCACGATTTTGTTTAGATAAGGTCTTGTAGGTTCCAACAGTTCTAGGACCAGCTTGACCACCAAGAATACTAATCCCTCCACGGTTGAAGCCGGCTGGGGCAAACCAAGGTCCATCAGAATTGGCTTCTGAATAAGCAATGGCACCAATACCCGCGACTGAGGCTGGAGCGATAAGTACATCGTTTGCTCCGGAAGTGGTATCGCGAAGCTTTATTCTAGGAAAATACGTAGCAGCATAACTACTATTTATATCTCTTGTTTGTACTGTTGTTAAAACATCATTGAAGTCTCCGCCTGATGCTTTACCAGAGTTTTCAAATGATTCATTATAAGAATCATCCAAATCTATGATTACTAAAGCGTCTCCTCTTTCTTCAACCTTACGAATCAATTTGTTCTGTAGACCAGAATGCAAAAGTCCTGGTATGGAAACGACATCAAACTTTACACTTTCAGGATCAGCAATAATCTCAATTGCTTTATCTATTGTGTTATAAGCATAGTGACTTTTTACATCCATATCCGCCAAAGCTTTTCTATTGGAAAAAGGCTCAACCATAGTTATATCTACACCATCAAATCCACCAAACAAAGGTACATTAAATTGAGATGGAGCATCTTTTAAATACTTGGCTGTCCCATGAACTTTTGCATGAGAAGTTGCAGAAGCCATTGAGCCATTTTCCCAATACCATTTTCCATCGGTTGATCCAGATTTAACTTCGTCTAATGTAAAGATGAAGCTAGTCTCTGTTGAGCTCCCAACAGCGTGGACATCCAGTCCACCAGGGCCAGCATTGATAAAGTCAGCATAATCTGATGATTGATAAACAACTTTGTTAGATGTAGCTGTATTTCCATAAACATGCCTAACGCCAAGAACATCTGTCTTATTGTAATTGCCATTCATCTTAGAGCTTTGCTCTGTAAGTCTCAATCTTGGAAAAATAAAGGAAGCAGTCATATCTGCCGGCAAACTAGCAAAGTCCGGAGTAACACCATCAGATCCATAAGTATAATCATTGCCTTTTACCCAAGCATTTACATTAGCGGCTTCATTTGAGTCCAGAACCGCAGCGGAGCCCGAAAATAAACCAAAAGATTTGATCTTAGAAGGTCCGTAGAATCCGAATGGAAGAGCATATTTGTCGGATAGTCCTGCCTTCCAATCATCAGACATTTCAATCCGAATATAATTCGAGCGGTTTGGGTATTCACCGATAACATTAAATATTTTGTTTGTAGTATCCCATACTCTATCTTCATCACCAATCTTCTTAAGGATAAAATTCTCAGATCCCTCATTTAAAGACATATTAGAAAAATTTTCTATAATATCACCAGCCTTATTAATAACTGCGATTGAGAATGTAGAGTTCGGATTTGTCACTGTCCCTAGTTTCAAATTGTAAATTCTCACAGCATAGTTTTCTTGAATCCACTCTCCCTCATGAAGAGATACGATACGGAAAAGTTTTTTACTTTCAGCAGAAGACCAAGTTGATGCAGCTGATGTAGGGCTTGGGTTTCTAGAAATAATCCACCCAGATTTGGGTGCTGTTGCTTCTCTTATATTGTTTAAATAATGCGTCGAGCCGGAAACTAGAGGTAAAAGAATTCCATATTGATCTCCAGCAGTACCAGATACGCTGGTAACAAGGCTTCGCACTGATTCTTCAAATGTCTCTCCTAGGAAATACTTTTCCGAAGAAACAAAACTATCTGTATTTACCTTTTGGGGATTAGTGTTTAAAACTGTTCTGATATAACCTTCTTTGTTAGTTGAATTAAAGTGAAAAGTATAGGTCTCCTTGTTAGATGCATCAGACCAAATATCTAATTTAAATGTCGCAGGTTGTCCACTAGTTTGTGACTTAATCAATTGAGCTGTAGAAGAAGTCACAACACTTCCTTCTGCTGGAATCCCTCTAAGGGTAGCAGCAGAACCTGTTGTATAAATTACAGCAGCAAGAGAACCAGTGGCACCGGCAGCAGCAGAAGCTGAGGGCATAATGAAAAGACCATAAGCAAGGGTATTGCTCTCGGGAGCAGAAGTACTGGGGGACCCACCGTTAAGCTTCCAACCAGCTTGAGTATCAGAGTCTCCAGACAGACTGTTATTTTCCCCTAAAAGCCTTATAAAAGTAACAGGTGAAGTATTAGAAGCCAAGTGTGCTTGTGCGGCATATGCAGCATATGTGGGTCCATATCGATTCCCATCTCTCCAGACATCTACTGATGATCCGGGTTTTCCACTCTGTGGCTCTCCAAAGACCTCAATAAAACTATCCAAGTCTCTTACTTTAACAGGTTTCATTGCTGGACCTTTGAGGGTTCTGCCTACCAAAAGAATCCCGTCTTCTTGTGTTACAGCTGACACTCTGCTTTGATCAATCTCGTTGATCTCTATGCCTGGTGAGGCAAAATCAAATTTTCTAGCCATTTAAAACTCTCCTATATAAATGTATTCAAGAGTAAATAGTATAATAAAAACTCAAACTACTATTCTCTATATTTCTTATTTTTCTTTTTCCATGGTAGCTCATCCCCAGTGACAACTCTTTCTCTAGAAATTCGAATTTCAACCACTGTTTCTCTTTTTGTTACCTTTGGTTTATCTCTGTTTATGCCATCACCGGTTATGTAACCCAATACTTTCATTAGAACTTTCGTTTCAAACATTCTTTCTTCTTCACCTAAATTACTTGAATTTTGATTTTCATTAAAAGTTGAATCAATAAAGGCTTCGTATCTATGATTATCAATTTCATAGAAAAATGAATTACTAGGTGAGTTTCCTCTTAACTTTATAAAAGGAGACAACAGATCGTTCATTTGCTGTTCGTATTCTGTTCTCAAAGTAATTGTATAAGATACATTCATATATACCGGTGTTGGTACATAATATTCATCATAAACAATTTTCTTATTTTTAAATTTTCCTGTTTCCTGCCCATTTTTCAGTCTTTTTGCTTTATCTTTGTTCGCAAAATCCCTAGT